ACCATACCATATGGTAGTTGATATTACACACACAAGTTCTATAATGTATTAGATTTTCTTTCATACATATAGTATAACATGATGAGTGGAAATGTGCAACAAACCCCAAACATATTTTCGGTTGTTTGTATGCCGGTTACGGCACTAATATCAGGGTGGGAGAGGAATTATTATATTTTTTCAATGTGCAGATATGCACAATCCTGCGTTTTCATCTCGGTAATTGAATTGCCGAGGATTCCCGCTTATTATCCTAAGCAATTTATCTATTTGTTTCTCATTGTCTTTGTATGCCTTTCTGAGTTCCTTTACGTCCATAGAATGTAATTGTAAGATTACAGAAGGGGCAAGACAATCGAAATCACTTTTATCGTGAGGATTTAAGCGGCAGTTATTGTATGGTATGTTAGATGATAAAAAGGTATCTAATGCATATTCTACACTTCGATATAGCTCCTTGTAGCGAGATAGTTTATTGGCCTGAGTGGTTACTTGCTTATCTAGTTTTTGCTGTTGAGCTGATAAAGAGGAAATTTCTTCCCGTTGTTTGAATAAGATTGAATTATTATCAGAAATTTCCTGATTCATTTTGTCAAGGCGTTCACTAATTTGAAAATATTCATCTGCGTGCAAAAGTTGTAGTTTTTGTTTTAAGGCTTCATTTTCTTTCTTGATTTTGCCAACTCTAAAAAGATCCAAAAATCCCATACGCTTTTTCTCCTTCGTTTTTTATGCAGTAGAAATCATTCGCATAACCGCAAACGGTTCAAAATAAATAACATATGAGCCAATCTTAAAAACTCGAGGCATCGTCTATTCCTCCTTCAAAACCGCCTTCACGTGCTAACTGCATAATGATGTGGGCTACAGAAGATAAAAAATCCTGAAAATATTTAATTTCTTCGTCAGAAAAACCTTCTATATTTTCCCATCTATATTCTGGAAGTCAACAGGTAGCAGAATGAAAGCCGCCATAAACAGGTTTTTCAATACGCACTTCTACTTGCTCCTTTCCATCTTTTTCGATGGATTCAGAGTGAACTATTTCTGTGTTATCGTTAAGTGTCATAAATGGATACATCATAATAAAAATCTCCTTTCTATAGAAAAAAGAAGCTCTTTTTTTAAATTGAAAGATGATTTAAAATCATCAAAAGCAATTTAATACCAGAAAGGAGATATATGTTAGATTATTTCGTCAGCGAAAATATTCTTGGTCAGGTTTCAATTCAGCTCGAAATGACGAGCTACGATTGGTCGAGATTAAAAGCGTCTGCCGCGTGGATGCAGGTGGAGCAGATTCTAATGGAATCTGAAAAACAAAATAGCCACTGCTTCCGCCATAATCAGACAAGCAAATCGGAAAGCAGGGAGAGGGTGAGAACAATAGACGCATTACAATTTAATAAAGCCGTCAGTCAACATTGCAAGGAATCCGGTGGAGACTGTTGCAAATGTGATCTTAGGCTTTACTGTTACTTATCGCCCAGTGAGCGACCGGATGAGCTGGTGAGCCTGGTTATTCAGTTTTTGCATAACCACACTGAAAACCATGGTCATTATACCCATCACAGTGCGGCTTCTTATCCGTGTATTGATGATATGGACATGAGCACCGCAGTAGGTGGCGACCGTTATCAGAAACCTCATACTCTTCATAAACAGTCACATGTTTATGAATCTTGTGGCAGTGATCAGCAATAATGCACAGCAGGAAAAGACACGAACTCTTATGGAGTACAAGCTGGAAGAGTTGACTAAAAGAGTAAATGAACACAATAACCTTATCAAAAGAACTTATGCTCTGGAAGAAAAAATGAGTGTACATGAGGAACAGATCAAGGTCGCAAATCATAGAATAGAAGACCTGGAAAGAAAAGGAGAATGATTATGGAACAGATTGTAAATTATGTAAAACCGGAACTCATTGTGGTAGCCATTGCCCTGTATTTTGTGGGAATGGCACTTAAGCAGGCACAGGCAGTAAAAGATAAGTATATCCCACTTATTCTTGGCGGAATCAGCGTTGTGATCTGTGCAATGTATGTATTTGCCACAACCACACTGGGGACACCACAGGATATTGTGATGGCAATCTTCACGGCTATCGTACAGGGAATCCTGGTAGCTGGTCTTTCTACATATGTCAACCAGCTGATCAAACAGACACACAAAGACGAGTGACCTGGGGATGAGAGATCATCCCTTTTCTCATTATGAAAGCAGGAGGTAAAAACATGGAAATTAAAGGTATTGATGTATCAGCCTGGCAGGGCAAGATTGATTGGAAAACAGTCGCAGATTATGGAATGGGATTTGCAATTCTCCGGATCACAGAAGCTGGCAATGTTGTTGATTCGCAGTTTGAAAACAATTTGGCCGGATGCAACAAATATAACATCCCTGTCGGTGTTTACAAATACTCCTATGCAATGACGATCGCAGAGATCCAGAGAGAAGCCCGTAAGGTAGTAAGTACATTAAATGGACGCAGGATCCAGTTTCCGGTATTCTTGGATCTGGAATACAACAATCAGAGATCTCTTGGATCCGAGAGCATCCACAAGATGGCAGATGCCTTCCTCGAGATCGTAGAGGCAGCGGGATATAAATTTGCTATCTATTGCAATGTGGACTGGTACGAGAACGTGATCTGCAGTCATCTGAAAAAGTATGACTTTTGGATTGCCCGCTATCCGGCTAACGATGACGGATGGCTTCAGGAACGACTCCGACCAGATTTTGGCGTGGGCTGGCAGTATAGCTCAAAAGCCAAGATTCCAGGCATCAGCGGAACTGTAGATCGCAACGTATTTTATAAGGATTACTCCGAAGAAATTGAGAAGAAAGAGGAAACAACTGTGAACAAATTACAGGAACATACCAAGCTTGGAGATTATTACGCCAACAATGGCGGCACAAAACCATATCTGGAGAAAAAAAGTAATGCTTATCTGGATGATTTTACCAAGAACGCTGGTGACAAGAACTACACCAAGTTTGCCCGTGATGTAAATAACTGGAATCAGCCGGGATGCCAGGGGCAGCCGTGGTGTGCGGTCTACCAGTTCTGGAAATTGGTCAAAGTGTTTGGATTGACCAAAGCCCTTCAGATCATGGGTGGCGGCTTCTACAACTGCCAGAGTGTCACCCGTCATGCCAAACAGAAAGGAACCTGGCACAGCACACCAAAGAAAGGTGCGCTGATCATCTTCCGGAATGGCTCACACATCGGATCCGTAAACTCGTATGACGCAACCTACGTCTACACCAATGAAGGCAATACATCCAGCGCACCAGGTGTTGTGGCAAACGGCGGAGCGTGCCGCAATAAGAAATATAAACTCACAGATTCTGCGATTGATGGCTACGTATGGATCGATTACGGTACAACAGAAGACCAGAAATCCACAGAGACTGCAGTGCAGCTTAGCAAAGTTCCGAAATGGGTGGGCATGGTCAATACCGCCGAGCTCAACGTCCGTTCCTGGCCAGGCAAAGAGAATCCAACCATCAAAAAATACCCGTATCTTGCACAGCATAATCTTATTGATGTGTGCGATACAATCAAGGCTGCTGATGGCAGTACTTGGTATTATGTCCGTATTGTAAATAAGTACTACGGATTTGTGGCAGCTCGTTACATTACCAGGGTATAAAAAAATCCCGGCAGGTACCCTCTGCCGGGAGCATATTGTATCATCATTTTCGTGTGAACTTTCGTGAGAACCAGTGTGCAGTTTCTATGTTTTATTGTACATTATCTTGTAACGCGGAACATAATAAAAGTATTGATTTTACAGGGCTTTCGGAGAATTTCTTGTATTTACTGGTGTTTGCGGATTTTCAAAGAATCCGGTTCGAGTCCGGCCAGCGGCACCTCAAAAGTCCTGAATTTTTCAGGGCTTTTTCTTTTTGTGAAAATTCTCGGAGAATCACGGAATGCATGGGAGTAATTATTTTACTTCCAGGATTTCTGTCGAAAAATGTTTTATGAAAAGTT